GCCAAGGATCTGAAGAGTGGGCTGGTGTGGCTTTGCCATTAGTAAGAAGAATTTTTGCTGAGTTTGCAGCTAAAGAATTCGTATCAGTTCAACCAATGAACTTACCATCAGGACTAATCTTTTATTTAGATTTCAAATATGGTACAGCTCAACCTGGATTTGATAATGACAACTTAAACAGAACTGGTGATCCATTTGGTTCTCCAAATGCAGATGACTCTTTATTTGGTGTTACTACTACTGGTTCTGATGCAACAGGAGGTTTATATGGTGCAGGTCGTTTTGGTTATTCATTAAATAACACAGCATCTGTGGTAACTTCAGCAACTACTGCTGCTACATTAGCAACATCATCAGTTAATTTTGATTCTGATTATACTAGTAACTTAGCATCTTATAGATTATTAACTGTTAATGTACCAACTAACGCTGACTTATATGCAGTTCGTTCATTTACATTTACATCTGCATCTATAGAGATTGTACCTGTACAAGCATTTGCAACTATTAATAGCAATTACACTGCATCATTTGTAGTAACTACAGCTCAATCTGCATCTTTAGCTAAAGAAGCGGTACTTAACTATTCATTACAACCATCTGATATTACAAGAGGTGATTTTGAGGATAAAAATCCATTTAAAGGATCTTCTGCTAATACAGGTATTAATTCTGGTGTTGATATTGATATCCCAGAGATCAACCTTGAAATGCAATCAGAACCAATCGTTGCTAAGACACGTAAGTTGAAAGCAGTTTGGACTCCTGAGTTTGCTCAAGATTTAAATGCTTATCACTCAATTGATGCTGAAGCTGAATTAACTTCTATGTTGTCTGAATATGTTTCTATGGAAATCGATTTAGAGATTTTAGATATGTTGATTGCAGCAGCGCCAACTACTGAGTATTGGTCAGCATTGAATAACAACGTATGGAATGGATCTGGATTTACACAAAATGCTGCTGGTGTAGCAACTGTATCTGGTGATGGTTTCTATAACACTCAAGGTGGTTGGTTCCAAACTTTAGGTACTAAACTTCAAAAAGTATCTAACAAAATTCACCAAAAAACTTTAAGAGGTGGTGCTAATTTCTTAGTAACTTCTCCAGCAGTAGCAACTATTCTTGAGTCTATCCCAGGATTTGCAGCAGATACTGATGGAACTAAAATGGAATTTGCAGCTGGTGTACAAAAAATTGGTGCAATCAATAACCGTTACACAGTTTACAAAAACCCATATATGAAAGAAAACGTAATCCTTATGGGATTCAGAGGTTCTCAATTTTTAGAGACTGGTGCAGTTTTTTCTCCATATGTTCCATTAATTATGACTCCATTAGTTTACGATCCAGTAAACTTCACACCAAGAAAAGGTGTAATGACACGTTATGCTAAAAAAGTAGTTCGTCCAGAATTTTACGGAAAAGTATATGTTCATGGATTAAATACACTTTAATAGTTAATTCTATTTAAGAATAAAGAAAAGGGTGGCTGAAAAGTCACTCTTTCTTACTGTTTTAAATATTTATATAAAAGGAATAATATATGGCAGTAGAACGACACAAATATTCAATGCAAACCAATATTCGATATGATGGTAGGCTTGTTGATGTATTAGATAGAATTCGAGCAATTCGGTTAGTACTAATGGTTCACATCGAAACTGATCTAGGCCCAGATAAAGAATTAGTTACAATTAAAGTCATGACTCCATATCCAGCTCGCAAAACATTTGTTGCAATACGTCAGATGTGTTTGAGTAAAATAGAAACACTCAAAGATATGCAATTACTTGAGTCAACACTTACTAAGTTAATTTAATAAAATTAAAAATTTAGAATTATGGCAGCAATTGCAAACAAAGAAAAAACACCACCGAAAACTGAGATTAAATTTTCACTTTCATTATCCGAAGAACAAAAAGCAGCAAAATCTTTGATAATGGAAACTCCATTTAATTTTATTTTAGGCAAGGCAGGTAGTGGTAAAACATTATTAGCAGTACAAATTGCATTAGATATGTATTTTAAACGTAGAATAGATAAAATTATAATTACGAGACCAACAGTATCAAATGAGGATAACGGATTTTTGCCGGGGTCTTTAGCAGAAAAAATGGATCCGTGGTTAGTTCCAATTCGAAGTAATATGCGAAAAGTTTATAATAAACCGGAAATATTAGATAAAATGGAACAAGAAGAAAATATTGAACTAGTTTCATTAACTTATTTTAGAGGAAGAACATTTGATAATTCGGTTTGCATAGTTGATGAGTTTCAAAATTTAACAAAACAACAATTACGAATGGTGTTGTCTAGATTAGGCAAGAATAGTATTATGATATTGTGTGGTGACAAATATCAAATTGATTTAAAATTTAACAATGATTCAGCAGTTCACGAAGTGCCTATAATAAAACCATCTAAATATGTAAACGAAATTATTTTAACGGATAATCATCGACATATTGCATTAGATGAAATTTTAAATTTACTAAATGAAAAATACTGATATTTATTAATAAAAAGGAATTATCGTGGATTATTCAGAAAATCGACCAATATGGCCCGGAAGTTCATCGTTTTCAGTAGGTTCTACACCATTTGGATTTTTTGATTCAGATGCAGTATTCCAACAACATGCTGATAAATTTGCTAAATCGGCAGCTCAACAAATAGGATATCCTATAATTGATATAGAATTAAAAGATATTAATTTTTATACTGCATTAGAATCTGCAGTAATGGAATATTCCAATCAAATAAATCAAGTTAACATAGTTAATAATTTAGTAAATACCCTCGGTGTTCAAACAGCATCTGCATTTTTAAATGGAGGATCATTTACTAATGCTAATATAGGTACATCATTAAATTATATAACTAAATTATCTAGAGCATATGGCACTGAAGCCGATAGTGGTGGTGGTGTAAAATGGCATTCGGCTGCGGTAGATATAACACCGGGTCAGCAAACATATAGTATTAGAACTGCAGTATCAGCTTCTTTAGCAAAAATATCTGGTTCACTATCTAGTACTAGTTCAATTGAAATTCGCAGAGTGTTGCATAATGCCCCGCCAGCAATTGTTAGATATTTTGACCCATTTGCTGGAAGTGGCCTTGGTTCACAACAAATGTTAGACTCTTTTGGGTTTGGAGGATTTTCTCCAGGTGTAAGTTTCATGATGATGCCATTGCATGCAGATTTATTGAGATTACAGTCAATTGAATTCAATGATCAAATTAGAAAATCACATTACACATTTGAGATACACGGAGACGATATCAAATTTTGGCCGATACCATCATATGGTACTGGTTCTTCCGCAGCATCTGTGTTTTATGATAAAGTTTGGTTTGAATACATGTTCGAAGAAGACAAAACTAAAGATGCAATTCTATTTGGTAATACAGCACTTCTGCCCAATGTTGTGAGTGACGCATCTAATATACCATATACTTATCAATCATACAGTAGAATTAATGATATGGGTAAAGCGTGGATATTTAAATATGGTACTGCCGTAGCAAAGGAAATGCTAGGCCTAGTTAGAGGTAAATATTCAAGTATTCCAATACCAGGATCTGAAATCACATTGAATGGATCGGATTTAGTATCACAGGGCCAAACAGAGAAAGAAGCATTAATAACCCAACTTCGCGAATTTCTAGACAAGTTAACAAAAGAAGCAATGTTAACACGACAAAATGCAGAAGCTACCCAAATGAATGAGATATTATCAAAAGTTCCACTAAAAATATACGTAGGATAAATTATGGCACTATTTGGAGGACAGCGGGATGCAAAATTAATATCATCCATCAATGCAGAATTAATTAACGCGATAATAGATACAGAAATTGAATTCTTTAAATTGCATATTGAATCTAGCAATTCTAATATTTACGGTGAGTCAATAGCTAAATCTTATTATGACTCAATATTAATTCCTTGTTTAGTTACAAAAGACGATAAAACGGCAAACATGGATGATTACGGACATACATATACACGTACTGCGCAATTTGCTATTACTCGAGATATATTAGAACGGGCTAGTTTTTATCCTGAGGTTGGTGATATTATATTTTGGGACAATGAATATTATGAAATTGATGGCACAGATGCTAACCAGTATTTTGCAGGTAAAAATCCAGAAACATGGCCAAATGGATCCACCCATGGATATAGTGTATCAGTATTATGCAACACACACGCAACAAGACAAACAGCTCAAAGTATAAAAAATATACGACGCGGCGGTGATAACAAATTTGGATATATGGATAATAAATAATGCCTAGATATAACAGAGAAAACGTAGACCGAAAGACTAACAAGCCAAATCCTGCAGTTACCGAAGGATTACAGCCAGATATCTTGCTAAATAGAGCTTTACAAACAAGACGGGACGATGATGTTATACGAACTAAAAAGCGTACCTTGTATGATATTGATTATGCTATAAAATGGTACATTGACAACGAAATACAACCACAAATCACAGACAAAGACACTGTTATACCAATACCGGTAATATTTGCAAATGGTGAGAAATGGGATAACGTAAGAAGATTAGGATATTTAAGAGACGAAAAAGGAATGTTGCAGTCCCCAGCAATCATGTTGAAACGTACTAGCGCTGTTGAACGAGATAATATGAGAACATTGGATGTTAATCGTATGCCAGCTCAAAACTTTTTAACGGCTCGTCAAAAATATAATGCTAGGAATCGATATGAAGATGAGTTATTTCCTACACCGTCAAATCAACCTGCCGAATCACAAACCATATATGTAGTTGATATTCCTAAATACATGACAATCGAGTACGAAATGATGTTGTGGTGTGATTTTACTACACAATTAAATGATGTAGTGGATCAGGTATTACCATATGGACGTTATTTATGGGGAAATGAAGGAAATCGTTTTGCAACTTCAATTGGTAGTATTTCATTTGAAACTATTAATACATCTGGAGAAGATAGATTAGTTCGGGCAACTATACCATTAACAGTACAAGGAACATTGCTATCACAGCAAGAAGCTCGAGTAGAAACATTGAAAACAATGTATTCAGTTAAAAAAGTAGTTTATGACACGGTGTTGGATTTAGATGCAAATGCATTTGAGTCGACATCTATACCATATGCTTTGCAGAATGCATCACAATTAATATTTAGCGGAACACCAATACAAGTTAATATGCCTGGCTCAGGTGGTGGTAGTAGCACAATTGACGTTG